TGCGGAGCCAAAGTCGGACACTACCATCATGCAGATTGCGACGTTGAGCAATGCCCCGTGTGCGGCGGCCCGATCAGCGACGCCGAACGCGACTATTCCCTTCGGAAGTACGGCCGCGAACTGTGCCGCAAGTGCCAGCGCAACGCGTGAAAGGTGGTGTAGACAATGCCCAGCCGTATCATTAAGGAAACGATCATCATCAGCGAGTCTTTGACCGCGATCAGCGCCGAAGCCGAACGGTTCTTCTGGCGCCTGGTCGTGAAGGCCGACGACTTCGGCCTGTACTATGGCGACCCCCGTATTCTGGCTTCCCTGTGCTTCCCCCAGCAGCCCCCTTCCCAACCGAAAATCCGGTCCTGGCTGAACGAACTGGTTCGGGAAGACATGGTGGGGACCTACACGGCCCCCGAAGACGGGAAGAAGTACCTGAAACTTCTGAACTGGGGCAAATGCCAACAGACCAGGGCGAAGTCCAGCAAATACCCTGAACCGTCTTCGTTTGATAGCAAATGCAAACAGGCGAATGGAAATCAAATGCTTGCAAATGTCCCCGTAAACGTAAACGAGAACGAAAACGGAAACGATAACGAAAACGAGAAGCGCGCCCATTCGGGGCGCGGGGCGGCGGACGGTTTTGACCGGTTCTGGGCTTCTTATCCCAGACGCGTCGGGAAGAAGGACGCCGTGGCCGTCTGGAAGAAGATCAGTCCTGACGACGCCCTTGTCGACCGGATCGTGGCCGGCGTGGAACGCTGGAAGCGGTCCGAACAATGGACGAAGGACGAAGGCCGCTTCATTCCCTACCCCGCGACCTTCCTTCGCGGCGAACGCTGGAACGAGTCCGACGGCGTGAAGCCGGCCGCCGTTCCGCCGGCGGCGAAGGACTACGGCGACGACGACTTCCTGGGCGGTGACGGCCATGAATGACTTCACCGACGTCCTGGAAACCATCGCCCAGAACGCCAGACGCGGCCATGAGCGCGCCGGCGACTACCGCGGCGAAGACGGCCTTCTGTATTGCGGCCGGTGCCGCACCAGGAAGGAACACCGCCTGGAACTGGACACCGACCCGCCGAAGGTGGTCACGGTGCCGGTCATGTGCAAGTGCGAGGAAGAACGCCAGGAAGCCCAGCGCAAGGAGGAAGAGCGGATCAAGTTCCGCCAGGACTGCGAACGGCTTCGCCGCGACGGGATCACAGACCCGTCCTATCTGGTCAACACCTTCGCCCAGGACGACAACCGGAACCCCGCCGTGTCGGACGTGTGCCGGAAGTACGTCGACCACTGGGACGAAATGAAGGCCGACAATATCGGAATCCTGTTCTATGGCGGCGTCGGGACCGGAAAGTCCTTCCTGGCCTGTTGTATCGCGAACGCCCTGATCGACCGCTGTGTGAAGGCCAGCGTGACGAACTTCCCCCGCATTATGAACCGCCTTCAGGGCTTCGGAGAGGACAAGCAAAGCTTCCTGGACAAGCTGAACCGTTATGACTGCCTGGTGATCGACGACCTGGGCGTCGAGCGGGACACGTCCTATTCCGTCGAGCAGATTTACAACGTCGTCGACGCCAGGTCCCGTTCGGGGAAGCCCCTGATCGTGACGACGAACCTGTCCCTGGACGATCTTCGGAACCCGTCGTCTATGGGCTATGCCCGAATCTATGACCGCGTCCTGGAAATGTGTCCGATCAAGTTGAAACTGGCCGGAGAATCCAGAAGGACCGTCAACGCGGCCGCGCGCCGCGACAGGGCGAAGGAAATCCTGGGAATGTGAAGGAGGGCCGCAAGTGGAAACCTGGAAAGTGACGATCCCTGGCCTTTTACCTGGCCTGAATGAGTACATAGACGCGGAACGCGCCGTCAAGGGCAAGTACAAGGCCGCCGCCATGAAGAAACAGGCCGAAAACGTGATCGGCTTCATGGTAAAGACCCAGCTTCGCGGCGTCCGCTTCGACCGGCCGGTGATCATTCATTACCGCTGGATCGAGCCGAACCGCCGCCGCGACAAGGACAACGTCGCCTTCGCGAAGAAGTTCATTCAGGACAGTCTGGTCCATGCCGGCGTCCTGGTGAACGACGGCTGGAACCAGATCGAGGGCTTCACGGACGACTTCGCCGTGGACCCGAAGAACCCCCGCGTGGAAGTGACTATCGAGATATTCGAAGGAGGAAAACGACATGGCAAATATTAAGACTTTGAAGGACCTGACCCCTGGGACCGTCTTCGACGCCGGCCCGATCGACGTCCGCGTCCTGGATCACATGACCAACGGAACGACCCTTCTGATCGCCGACAAGGCGATCGCGTGGCGCCCCTTCTCCCTGGAACCCCTGAAGACCCGTCCGGAGGAAGCCCCTACCCCTTATCCGAACGACTTCAGTCTGTCCTATCTGAAGGACGAACTGAACGGCCCATTCCTGGCGGCCTTCGACGCCGCCGGCGGCCCGATCCGTTCCGCGAACATCGTGGAAGCGGACTGGTCCCTGGCGGATCACCGCGGCGGCTTCGGCTATGGCAACATGAAGGCAAAGATCAGTCTTCTTCCCGAAGCCCTGTTCCTGAAGTACAAGGCCCTTCTGGCCCTGGACGACTGGTGGTGGCTTGCTACCCCGATCGCCGGCTACGCGTACTACGCGCGCGTTGTCTACACGGACGGCAGTCTGCGCTACAGCAACGCGTGCCGCGGCAGCTACGGCGTCCGGCCGGCTTTCTTCGCGGAATCTGGAATCATTCTGGAATCCGACGGCGGCGAAGCGGTGGAAACCCATGAATAATCCCGCGACGACCCGCGAGTGGATCGGCCGGCGGCGCCTTCTGGCGTCCGTCGACCGGACCCTGGGCGTGAAGGTGCCGAAGGTGGTCTTCGACGAAGCGGAAGCATACGCCAGACGGAAGATGGCCTTCCAGAACGAAGTCCTGGGCCTGGACCGCGGCGACGAATACTTGGAACTTCTGATCCCAGACGTGATCCGCGAAATGGTCCTGGCGGACAGGTATGACGGAAGGAGGGCGACGGCGTGATCCCATTCCCTGACAAGAAGTATTCCGTGATCTACGCGGACCCGCCCTGGTCCTACTCCGGCGGCGGTGCTACGCGGAACGTGACGAGGCATTACCACACCATGAAGCCGGAAGACATCTATTCCCTTCCGGTCCAGAACATCGCCGCGGACGACTGCCTTCTGTTCCTGTGGGCCACGTTCCCGAACCTGGACGTCGCCCTGGAAACGATCCGGCGCTGGGGCTTCCGATATAAGACCGCCGCCTTTGTCTGGGTGAAGCGAAACCGGAAAACCCCTTCCTGGTTCTGGGGCCTGGGCAACTGGACGCGATCAAACCCTGAAGTGTGCCTTCTGGCGACCAGGGGGAAGCCGAAGCGCGCAGACGCGCACGTCCATAGCGTGATCGACGCGCCGATCGGCCGGCACAGCGAGAAGCCGGCGGAAACCCGCGACAGGATCGTCCAACTTGCGGGGGGGGCGCTATGATCGAACTTTTCGCCAGAAAGACCGCCCCTGGCTGGGACGCCTGGGGCGACGAAGTGGAAGGAGATAATGACCATGAGTGAAGGCATTTTCGGCAAGAACGCAAACCTGGCCCAGCGCCTGAAGGACCGGATCGCGTTCCATGCCAACGAACACCGACACACCTACGAGATCGGGAAGGGCGTCATGGACCCCCTGGTCCTGGACCTTCTGGCAGACTTCCGTGACGCCGGCGGCGTGATCCTCCCTGTGAAGCCGAACGGGACCGTCTGGCTGATCCGGCGCCGCCGCGTCGTGTCGGCGACCGTCATGTTCGTCGGAGCGGGAGCGGACGGCCTGACGTCCTTCAGCGTCCTTCGCGGACGCCTGGGAACGACGGCCTGGTCGTCCGAGCAGTTCACCGAACACGACATCGGGAAGACGGTCTTCCTGACGAAGGAAACGGCCGAAGCGGCCCTGGAAGGCGGCGGAGCATGGCAACAGTAAAGGACCTTGCCGCGTATGTCTGCGACAAACTGGCCGGAAAAGTCCTGATTCATAGATATGACGCCTATTCCACGAACAGCGTCTACTTGAAGTTCGACTACGGCCTGGGGAACAGTCTTCGCATTTCTGACCATACAGGGAAAGCCGGTCTGAACTACCGTTTCAATATCATCACGACCCTGAAGAGCCTGGGAATAGAAACGTCCGGAGAATACCCCCGCTTTTATTATCCGCCCGACATGGTGGACAAGGCGATCGCCGACATCATGGAAGGCATCACAGAAAAACGCGGCCGGTATCGTGACTATGAAAAGGCCCTGGAAACCGCACGGGCCAGGACGAAGGGCGAACGTGGCTTCTGGGAGCAAGCCCGACTTGTGAAAGGCGACGGAGCATGGAAGGAATAGCCCGCGACCGCTGTCCGCTGTGCGGCGACTGCGAGTTCTTCGGCGACTATGACAAGGCGGTCGTCGGTCCCTGGGAACCTGTCCCAGGGACAAACGGCCGGCAGTATAGGACCGCCCTTCTGGGCTTCGATGAAGCCGCCGGCGCGATTTGCAAACGCCCACGGACAGGAACGAAGACCCGTGTCTATGCGGAAGTGCCGGCCTGTCCACACTTCGAGCCGAAGACCTGGACGCGGCCGGAATATTGCCACGACTGCGACCGAAAGCACGGTGAAATGACGGACGGTTCGATCCTGTGTGACGGTTGGCCTGAATACCGAAAGGAAGGCGACACCGCCTGTCAGAACGGAAAAATCGCCTTCGGGAAGAACCTGTCCCTATTCTGACGCCATAAAGAGCCACGATCAGAAATACCACGAAGGAGGCGAAGGCCATGACGTTCCTTGAAGAGGTCCGACGGAAGGTCGAGAAGGAAGAAAAGGCGTGTGTGACGTGCGGGAACCTGGTCCGCATAGGCGGGACGCTGATCGGCTGTGTCGCCCATGACAAACTGATCCTTCCGAACTATCCGCCCTACTTCGGACAAAAGCCGTGTCCGGACTGGAAGCCCTGATCCTGGAATGGCCCAGAAGAAGCGCCAGGGCGTCCCGCCGGCGATCCAGTATTCCATATTTGAAGGCGGCGACGTCTTCGTCTGCCCCTTCTGCTGTGCTGACCTTGCACGGACAGAAGCCGGAATCCCGCGCAAGTGTCCGGAGTGCGGACAACCCATAGAAAGGAAGCAAAGCCATGATCGGAAGAAGGCGTAAGAACTTGCAGAAGTGGCGCTACGACTTCAACTGTCGGAAGTGCGACAATATCCAGTTCATCGACGACCCCGCGCGCGGCCGCCTGGGCGACTACTGCGTGGCGTGTGTGGAAGCCTTCGACCAGGGGCGGCCGAACCCGATCCACGCCGAAGACGACCGCGTCGTCCGGTGCGATTGCTTTCGGCCGATCCACGAACCGGAAGAGGAAGAACAGAAAGAAGGTGAACCCACATGATGAAGCGTTTTCTGACCGGCGTCCTGTCCATCATCGCGGGAACGGCCCTGGTGCTGACGTCCTTCGCCGGTGCGTGTTCCGAAGACGCCGGAAGTGTAAACGGACCACCCGCCCAGGAAACGCCGCCAGCGGCCTTCCAGGGGCCTTCTGGAACCCTTCCCGAAATGGAAACAGTTCCGGAGCCTGAACCAGAGCCGGAACCGGAGTGGATCGAAGCCGTGGCGACTGCGTACTGTTCATGCGAAATCTGCTGTGAAGAATGGGCGCTGAACCGGCCGGACGGGATCGTCTACACCGCCAGCGGCGCCGAAGCTGTCCAGGGCGTGACGATCGCCGCCGACTGGTCGATCTACCCGCCAGGGACCGTCCTGTTCGTGGAAGGCCTGGGCGAAATGGTCGTCCAGGACCGCGGCGGAGCGATCCAGGGCCAGAAGATCGACGTCTACTTCGAGAGCCACGACGACGCCCTTCAGTTCGGCCGCCAGAATGTCCGGTTCTACATAGTGAACGACTGAAAGAAGCTGAAATCAAATGATAGCACGGGCAAGAGGACGAAGTCCGACTTGCTATCGTGCAGAAAGGAAACAGAACAGACATGGAGATCAAAGACATCGTTCAGAAGGCACACGACAACGCCGTCAAGCACGGCTTCTGGGACCCACCCCTTCCCTTCGGGACGGCGATCGCGCTGATCCATAGCGAACTTTCAGAAGCCCTGGAAGAGGAACGCGCCGGCCGGCCCCTGGTCTGGTATCATTGCACGGAGGGCGACCCGTCCCTTCCCTGCGACCCCGCGGACGAAACCGAGTGCTTCCAGTACGGCCACGAAGACGCCTGTCAGTACAGAAACCAGAAGCCCGAAGGCGTGGCCGTGGAACTGGCCGACGCCGTGATCCGGATCGCTGACCTGTGCGGCCACCTGGGAATCGACCTGGACGCCGTGATCGCGGAGAAGATGGCCTACAACGCCGGCCGCCCCTATAAGCACGGGAAGCGGTTCTGAAAGGCGGCGACACCATGAATCAAGTTCAACTGATCGGCCGAATGGCCCGTGAACCGGAATTAAGGCGCACGGAGAAGGGGACGCCCGTCGTGTCCTTCGCCCTGGCCGTCGACCGCCGCTTCCAGCGTGACACCGTGGATTTTGTGGACTGCGTGGCATGGCGCGGGACGGCGGAGTTCGTGAACAAGTATTTCCGAAAGGGGAAGCGCGTCGCCCTGACCGGTTCGATCCAGGTCCGGAAGTGGAAGGACAAGGAAGGCAACGACCGGAAGACGGTCGAAGTGGTCGCCGACTCCGTGGAGTTCGCCGACGGCAAGGACCAGGGCGCCGGTTCCTACGCCGCCGACCAGATGGCCGCCGCCGCGGACCAGCAGTTCACAGAGGTCGAAGACGACGACGGAGAACTTCCGTTCTGACACACCCCAGAAGAAAGGCGGTGAAACGCATGGATCAGAATGAAAAAGAAGAGAAGCGGAAAGCCTGGGTACGCTTCCGCGTCATGGACGTCCTTCGCAACCACGACCAGGAAGCGCGCGTCATAGAATCCCAGATCGCGGCGGAGCGGGCCGCCCTGGCTGAAGACCTGAAGGAAATCCTGGAATCCGCCTTCCCTTCCAGCCAGCTTTCCGACGCCGGCGTCCGCGTCCAGTCCTCCCCAGACCCAGACGCCCGAATGGTGAACATGGTCACACGGACGGAGAAGCGCCGGAACACCGCCGACCGCCGGATCGGCGCCCTGGAACGTCAGGCCCAGCAGATCGAAGACGTCCTGTCCGCGATCCTGGACATGGACAGTCAGTCGAAGTGCGTCCTTCTGGCCCTGTATTACCCCTTCCGATCCTACAAAGAAGCGGCCGACTTCCTCCACATGGCGAAGGCCACGATCTACCGCCAGAGGAAAACGGCCCTGGACTCCCTATTCGCTACCATGTATAAATCCGATTCCTTCCGCTGAAAGATGAATACAGGTGAATACACATGAGACTTTCAATCTGCAAATCCGTGTGGTAGAATTATAGTCGGGAACAGCGTGTTCCCCCTCCTTTTGAATAGGGTACAGAAAGACGTCCTTTCGGGGGCGTCTTTTTTGTACCCGCTTTCAGAGGATCACGAAGAAAGGACGGTGTGAATCATGGCGAAGATCACGAAGAAGAATGAAGTCTTCTGTGAAGAATATCTGATCGACCTGAACGCGACCCAGGCCGCGATCCGCGCCGGATATTCTCCGGATTCCGCGGGAAGTATTGGTTTCGAATTACTGAAGAAACCTGAAATTCGCGCGCGCATTGACCAGGCGATGGCCGAAAGGTCGAAGCGGACGGGAATCAACGCCGACCGCGTCCTTCGCGAACTGGGCCGGATCGCCTTCCTGAACCCGAAGAACGTGATCGACCTGAACACGGCTGAAGTCCTGGACACGGCCACCGACGACGACCTGGCGGTGATCGCCGGCGTCAAGGTGAAGTATGTCCCACACAAGGACTTCGATGAAGACGGCGAACCTGTCATTGAACAGGCAATCGAACGCGAAGTGAAGATGGCTGACAAGCTGAAGGCCCTGGAACTGTGTGGTCGTCACCTGGGAATGTTCAAGGACAATCCAGAAGGGAACGCACCTGTGACGGTGGTGATCAACTATGACTACGGCGGCGAAGATTGAGTTCAAGGCATCCGCCCAGTTCAACCCAGTATTCCGCCCTGTCAACGAATGGCGCGGCCGCTACCGCATTTTGAAGGGATCGGCCGGTTCTGGGAAGTCCGTGAACATCGCCCAGGACTACATAGCGAAGCTATCCGACCCCGCCTATACCGGCGCGAACCTTCTGGTCGTCCGGAAAATCGAGGAAACGAACCGCGATTCCACCTTCGCGGAACTTCAGGCCGCGATCTACCGAATGTTCGGCCCCTATGCCGAACGCTTTTGGAAGGTCAACCTGAACCCCCTGGCCCTGGAATGTAAGATCACAGGGAACCGGATCATATTCCGCGGCGTGAAGGACCAGCGCCAGCGGGAGAAGGTGAAGTCCATCACCTTCAAAAACGGAAAACTGGTCTGGATATGGTGCGAGGAAGCGACGGAACTTCTTTCCGAAGACGTCGACATTCTGGACGACCGTCTTCGCGGCAAGCTGGACGGCATGAATCCGAACCTGTACTACCAGATCACAATGACCTTCAACCCCGTCAGCGCGACGCATTGGATCAAGGCCAGATACTTCGACAAAGCCGATCCGGACGTCCTGGCCCATCATTCCACCTATAAGACGAACCGGTTCATAGACCCCGCCTATTATCGCCGCATGGAGCGCCGCAAGGAAGAAGACCCTGAAGGCTATCGCGTATATGGCCTGGGCGAATGGGGCGAACTGGGCGGCCTGATCCTGACGAACTTCGAAGTCCACGACTTCAAGGTCAACAGGGACGCCTTCGACGCCTTCTACTACGGCCAGGACTTCGGCTATAACCACGCGAACGCGATCCTGGGCGTCGGCTGGAAGGACGGAGAAGTCTATATCTGTTCCGAAATCTACGTCTTCGAGAAGGACACCGAAGAGATCATCGGCCTTGCAAATCAGGCGAAGGTCGACCAGCGTGTGGAAATGTTCTGTGATTCTGCGGAGCCGGACCGGATCAAGACCTGGCAGAAGGCCGGCTTCCGTGCCTACCCCGTGAAGAAAGAGCCTGGAAGCGTGAAGGCACAAATCGACTGGCTGAAGGGCCGGAAAATCCACATTCACCCTTCCTGTGTGAACGTCCTGAAGGAAGTTCAACAATGGAAGTGGAAAAAGGACCCGACCACGGGCCTTTATATCGACGAACCCGTGGAGTTCATGGACGACGCTATGGCGGCCCTTCGCTACTCCGTCGAACGACTCCGCCGCGGTTCCGCTATTGAAGTTTTGAAATAAGGGAGTGACACCAAATGGCCGAATATTCCGTCATGGACCGGATCAACATGATTATTTCCGATCCGGACCACGCGACAATGACCCTGGCCCAGATCGTGACCGAAGAGATCAGGGAGTTCAAGGCGTCCGAACAGTACGCGAACATGATCCAGGCCGAAGCCTATTACAGAAACCGGACCGACGTCCAGCGGAAGACGAATGACGTCGCGAACCGGTCGAATACCAGGATCGAACACCCGATTCTGAAGAAGCTGGTCGACCAGAAGGCGAACTACCTTCTGGGGAAGCCCTTCACCGTGGACACGAAGAACAGTTCCTACGGCGACGCCCTGAACGACGTCTTCGACCAGACCTTCCGCCGGAAGATCAAATCCCTGGGGAAGGGCGCCGTGAAGTCTGGTATTGCATGGCTTCAGCCCTACTTCGACGACGGGAAACTGGCCTTCATGCGAATCCCGTCCGCGGAACTGGTCCCGATCTGGCGCGATGCGGAGCGAACGAAGCTGGACGCCTTCATTCGCTTCTATGACCAGGTGATCTACATCGGCACCAGAAAGCACACGATCACACACGCCGAACTGTGGTGGACCGGCGGCGTCAAGTATTTCAAAACCGACGCCTTCGCCGGCACCATCGCCGGCGACTTTATCGTCGACACCGAACACGGCGATGAAACCAACGACTACACCGAACCCCATTTCACCGTCGGCAACAAGGCCTACAACTGGGACACCGTACCGATCGTCTGGCTGAAGTACAACGAAGAGGAACTTCCCCTTTGCTACTTCATCAAGGACCTGATCGACGACATCAACTGGCAGACGTCCGTGACCGCCGACGTTCTCCGCGACGTGGCGAAGTTCATCTATATCCTGAAGAACTACGGCGGCCAGGACTTGGGCGAGTTCATCAAGGACCTGAAGGAACACATGGCGATCAAAGTCACCACCGACGGCGGTGTGGACAAACTTCAGGCCGACCTTAATATCGACGCCGTCATGGCCTTCCTGGATAAACAGCGCCGCGACGTCTACGACTTCGCCGCGGCCGTCGACACGAAGGACCCTGACCTGGGGAACGCGTCCGGAACGGCGATCAACTTCCGCTATATGGACCTGTCGTCCGACTGCGATTCCCTGGCGACCGAACTGAAGGACACTTTCCAGCGCCTGAAACTGTTCATCGACGTTTACCTTCAGATCGCCGGCAAGGGCGACTTTTCGAAGGAAACCTTCGACATCGTCTTCAACATGGACCTTCCCGTCAACGAAACCGACGTGATCCAGAACGCCGTCGCCAGCGAAAGTCTTCTGTCGAAGCGGACGATCCTTCAGAACCACCCCTGGGTGACGGACGCCGACGAAGAAATGGAGCGGATCGACGCGGAGAAGAAGGCCGCTATGGAGGAATACGGCGAAGGCCTGTTCGGCGACGCCCTGGGCGCCGGCAAGGGCCAGAACGGCCAGGGCGACCCCGTGAATGGCGGTGGAGCCGATGGCGACGAATAACCGTGACTACTGGGCCGAACGCGCCCTGACGCGTGAGAATGAAGCCTATCTTCGCGGCGCGAACCTGTCGGGGAAAATGTTCAGGGAGTACGAAGCCGCGGCGAAGTCGATCCGAAGCCAGATCGACAGCTTCTATTCGAAGTACGCCGGCAAGTACGGCCTGACATACGACCAGGCGGTCCGCCTTCTGTCCAGGAAGGAGTTCCAGGAGTGGAAGGCCACCCTGGGCGACTATGTCGCCACCATCGAAGCCACCACCGACCCCAGTGTGAAGGCGGTCCTGAAGGCACAACTGGACGCCCTGTCGGCGAACAGTTCCATTTCCCGCCTGGAAGCCCTTCAAGGTCAAATCGACCTGATCCTGAACGACCTGTGGAAACGCGGCGTCGAGCAGATGAAAGAAGAACTGGGCGAAGGCTTCGTCGAAGGCTACTACAAGAAGTCCTATGACCTCCAAAGCCGCGCCGGCTTCTACAATGAGATCGCGAAGATCGACGCTTCCGCCGTCGAAGACGCCGTGTCCTATCCCTGGTCCGGCGCTATGTTCTCCGATCGCCTGTGGCAGTCGAAACAGGCCCTGGTCTTCAACACCAGGGAGATCATCACCCAGGGCCTGATCCAGGGAAAAAGCGTAGGCGTCATGGCGTCCGCCCTTTCCTCCCGAATGGGCCAGTCCTACAAAAACGCCGAACGCCTGATCCGCACCGAAACCGCCCATATCCACGCAGAAGCCGACAGAAGGGCATACAAGGAAGCCGGCGTCGCGGAATATGAATATATGGCCGCGGTCAACGAACGCACCTGTGACACTTGCGGCGCCCTCGGCGGCCGCCGTTTCAAGGGCGACGC